ATAAAGCTAAACTAAAAGGTAAAAATATATTACAAGTAGATACCTTTTATCCTAGCTCAAAGTTGTGTCATAAGTGTAACTATAAAAATGATAATTTAAAATTAAACCAAAGAGCTTGGCAATGTCCTAACTGTAAGTCTAACTTAGATAGAGACTTAAATGCAGCTATTAATATTAAAAATAAAGCTCTAGAGGAACATAGAGTTAAAATCAAGGAGAGCTGTCTAAATAAGAATCTTAAGTCTAACTTAGAAGATTCAATAGAAGCTTTGACCCTTGAAGCCTCGCTTAGAGGTAGTTCACATGATCCCCAGAGAGTTGATGAGAGCTTGATGGCGATAGAGGTTTTAGAAAATAAACAAAAAGATAAATTAAAAGATGAACATAGAAAATAGAACAAAAAACATTAAGGCGGAGATTGTAGCCCACTCTAAGAGTCCACCGCCTTTAGAAGAAGAGGACTTTATATTTGAAATTTCTACAGATGATCTTCTAAAAATGAGAGGTAGAGGTAAAAAGAATATAATAGCTGATAATTTTTATGGAAAGAATCTCATATATTGTTGGTTACTAAATAATAAATTATACATAGGTCAAACAACTAATTTAGGAGTTAGGTTAAAAAATTATATAAGTGGTATATACACTGAAACCCATTATTTTGCAAGAGCTTTAAATAAATATTTGAGGAGAAAGGATTCTTATTTTTATATTATGTGTATATGTGATACAAAAGAAGAATTAAACGAGAAAGAGAAGTTTTATATCAGTAAGTACGATACTACAAATAGGGATAAAGGTTATAATTTGACTCATGGTGGAGACTGTCCTTTAGTTTCCGAAGACACTTTAAGAAAAATGATTAATTCTGCAAAAAACAAGAAAAAGATTTATTGCAAGATAATTGAAGAGGATAGAGTTATGGAATTTGAATCTAGAAGTGATTGTGGTAGAAAATTGAACATAGACAGGGGTACTATTTATTGGGGAATCAAACGCAAAGGTATTGTATTGAAAAAGTACTATTTTTCTTATGATAAAGATTTTAGTAATCACAGTGATAAAACTATAAGTAGAAATAATCTAATATCAACTAAATTAAAGAATAATAGAAATGGGACAAAATACATATGGAAATTATATAAAAATGATATTCTTTTATTAGAAAGAGATAGTTTATTAAGATTACGTAGAGACTCTAATTTAAATATAAAAGAATCCACCTTTAGAAGAATATCTGAAGGTAAATGTAGTAAAGAAGAATTTAAGGAATATAAAATAACCAAACATTTAAAAAATGAAAAATCTAATTAAAGCGGAGATAATCACTCATTCAAAAAGACTAAATACAAATGAAGAACTTATAACATATAAGTTGATCTACCCTCGTATAATCCACTCAGAACTAATGACTTATTCCATGATGTCTGTCAATTCGGCGAGTAGTAGAGCAATCCCAGTTAATAAGTTGATAGAGGTTATAGAAAAAACACCATTTTACCCAATATCCTATCAAAAGAAACATTCAGGTATGCAAGGAACTGATTACTTTACTTCAGAAGAGGATATTAAAACTTGTCATTCTTTGTGGGAAGAATCTATGCAGGAATCAATTAGAGTTGCTAAAAAGATGTTAGAATTTGGTATTTCTAAGCAAATAATTAACAGAACTCTTGAGGGCTACCAATACCATTGTTGTTTAATGACTGGTACAAGAGAATCTTTTGAACATTTATTTAATCAAAGATGTCCTGTATATCCAGGTGGTTATAAGTCTTGGAAAGAACTCTGTGATTTAGACAGTAATTATACTATGGAGACACCTCTTATTGAAAGATTAAAAGTTAATAAAGGTCAAGCAGAAATTCACTTTATGGATCTAGCTGAAAAGATGTACGATGCTTTAAATGAATCTACTCCTGATGAACTGTCTATAGGAAGTTATCACATACCTTTCTATAAAGATATTATAAGTAGTGAAGAGGTGTTAGGTATAGAAAATCTAATTGCTATGTCAGTTGCCCTTACAGCAAGAGTGTCTTATACTTCTATAAGTGATGATAATAAACTCACATTAGAGAGAGCCACTAACATATATAATCATTGTCTTGAAAATGGTCATTGGAGTGTGTTTGAACATATAGGTCAGTGTATGACAGATGAAGAGTATGAGAATTCCATAAGACAAATATTTGGTCAAAGTCATGGTACTAAAGGTTGGAATAAGAAATTTAAAGGTTTCAAACAACTAAGAGCAATATTAGAATTACAACTAGGAATAATAAAGTAAAATGATACACTGGATTTATGTTGTAAGTTTCATAGGACTTTACTTTGCTTCAGTTAGATTCTTAAGGTTGTATTTAGGATTAGACGAGAGAAAGAGTTGGTTTATGAAGCTGATCTCTTGGACACCTGTGATAAATACCTTACTAATCATCTTGGCGTTCCTATATATGTCCTACGTGGTTTTAAGAGAGTTCATATTATATTACAGAAACAAAAACAAAGAATAAAAAAAAATGGCAGAAGTATTAATAATTGTATCGCATAGTGCCACATCTTCCCTTAAAAGTAAACTCGGATTCTTCTCAGTTGATGGGTTTATTAAGTTTATGGAAGATAAGGATACAACGGGATACAAGTTTTCTTACGATGTGATGGATAGGAGTTCTGGGAAATTGGCAGCACCTAAGGACTTATCTCACATCTCACTAAAGGATTTTGAAGATTTATTTGTCAAGCGAGGTCACGATTTAGGTCCAAGGCTTATTAACAAGATCTTCAACACTTCAATAGGTAAGAAATACGGGACTAGAAAGTAAAATTTGTTGTCATAATGTGTGAAGAGCAGTTCATGAGGTTAAACTTGTGGGCTGCTCTTTTATTTTTCGGTTTGAATTATGAAGGATATAGTAAACAAAGAGAAAACCTTGGCATTTGAACACTTAAAGGAAGTTGGGTGGTACAAAGTTAAAATCTTGCCAAACCATATTCACTACGCTAAGTTCAAGGGAAATACTGAAGGTGGTATAGTAAAAGATCCTAACTATATTGGCTATGATTGTTGGGTAAATGAAGGCTGTGTAGTTAAAGGGATGGTCTTAGATGGGACGATACTGCTCAGTGGAGAACACGGGGGACTTGTAGACGAAGGCTGTATAATTAGAGATAGCTATGTAGACGTGGGAAAGTTGTCTGTAATGAATAGAAGCGAGATCAAGGGTTTAACCGTTTCAGGATTAAGTTCACCAGACATTAAGCTAGAGATAAAACAATCTATTATACCAGCTAAGGTAAATATATGGCTAAACCTAAGTAGAGAAGAATTGAGTGACCTATCTGGCATTAAAATAACAAACTCCATCATCTCGGGAACTACAACTATGAACTCTGCTAACCTAACTATTGAAGACTCTAACTTATCTGAAGGACCTTTTATTATTGACAGAGGTGTAAGGAGTATTAAGGGAGTATTTAAGTCTGAGGCGTTTGAATTTAAAAAGGATGAATATGGGATCTGAAGGAGAAAGAGTAATTCACAGGTTCTACAACAAAAAGACAGGTGAGGCTGAAGGTGTTATAAAGGCTAATACTACAAAGGGGATTAACTTAACCGTAGATGATGACTGCCACATAGACAAGGGATGTTATTTGTTTATACGTATAGGTACATCTCCAGTTAACCTTAGATTATCAAAAGTACAAATAAAAGAGAATTCCAAGGTAAGCATAGATATTGGAAGAAAGTGTGAGGTTATATGGTTTGAGAATGTGAATCTAATGGATGCGTCTGTGTTAAGTATCGAGACTACCGGATCATGTACCAGCATTAAGGTTAAAGATTACTATTCGACTGAGAGTGATATGTTTACAAGGAATATGGACAGTGGTTGCATTTGCTTAGAGAATATTTACTTAGTGGAGGAATCAAGGGTAAGACTTAGATCAATAAGCAATCTCATAGTAAAGGGTCTAAGAATGATAGAAGCTTCGAAGTTAGAGATCGGTACTTTAATTAAACCTCAGCACGCCTTAATGTATCGACCGAATAACCTGCTTATAGAAAGTGTGAATATGGAAGACGAATCAGAGCTAGATATAAAGATAGAAGTGACTGATAAAGAATATTGTAGAGAATCCGCTAGTGGGTTAATTGTAAAAGCTATAAACATGGATAGTGAAAATAAAGTCGAGAGATTGTTTAAAAGATTAGATAGTGCAATATTTGAGTTATGACAACAGTAGATTTTAAGGATTTGGACTCTTCACATCATATCCCAAGTAGAAAGGCAATAGGTGAGACTCTTTTCATTAATCTAACTGAATACAAGACTTTTAGGAATCAACGAGTATATAGATTAATGATGACTCCTAAACATAGATTGTACGATAAAAGTAGTACCATTGTAGGAGGTTGGATTGGAGAGAATGTAAAGTTAGATGAAGATGTTTGGATAGACGAAGATACCGTAATTATTGGTAAAAGTTTTATTCATGGAGGGGTCGAGATTACACATGGCTCTAGGATCAACAACTCTAGGATAATCGGAAATGGGACTATAAGAGCCGCCAACATAAACAAGAGTGAGATTAGAGGTAGTTTTAATATTGGGCATGGAACTGAGATTAAGAAGTCAACCTTAGATGGCATAACTATTCTTGACATGACAGCGATAAATCTAGGTAAGGTTAAAATAGCTATGGAGAATTGTAATGTTAATGGAAGGCTTATCGTGGAAGGGAGACCTAGTTTTTACCTCAGAAATTGTACAGTTAGCGGAGGATTAATTGTATTTAAGAATCATAAGGTACTAAGACATATTTCCTTCTCAGCTGTAGATTGTGAGTTTATGGGAGATAACATGATTGACTTTCCCGAGCGACAGATTCAACTACTTCTCGAGGACTGCTTTGTAAATAACTCAATAATACGCTCAGCTCCAGAAGGATTAGGCAATAGTGGTATTAGGGTTATAAAGGATTGTGAAATTAATAACGAGGTACTTAATGAAATCTAAAATAATAAAAGAAGGGGATGGGTGGTACTTAATGGAGGAAGACACTCTAGAAGTAATGGGTAAGACTTTATATAGGTTAATTAGAGCTGAAACAGGAGAAAAAGGTGGATATATAGGGCTTGATGTGGAAATGGATAAAACTTCTTGGGTGGATAATACTTCTCAGGTTTTAGGGAAGGTAACATTAAGGAACTACACTCAAATAACGGATGGCTCTAAAATAAATATAAACCCTAAAATACCAACCCTTATAAACAACTCTGAACTAAACTACACATTCATAGGCTCAAACGATAGCGCATTCACTCCTACTACACAGATAAAGATAGTGAATTGCAGGTTTGACTTTACTGAATTAGAGTATAAAGCTACATTTCCAAGAGAGGGGCTAGTTATGGAGAATTGTAAGTTTATGAGGTGGAAAAAGTTTGGTTCAGCCACTACTCTCCATTTAACTTCAGGTATATATAAGAATGTAACGGGAGATAACGTTTGTCATATAGAGCTTCACTTTGGACAGGTTGATGAAGGAGCGGTAGATAGAGTTATTATGGAGGATGTTCATTTAAGGACTCAAGGTAAAGTAGATATAAGAGGTGTAGGTCTAGTCTATTTAAATAATGTGGTAGTAAATTCGGATGCAGTCTTAGAACATTTGAGCGACTTGAATCATCTAATAGTAACAAACGAAAATGTAACGAAAGAATGGAAACGATTAGAGTTATAGAAAACGATAGAAAAATAAGAGATCACATAACCTACTACAGAATCGAAAAACTACCTAATCACCCACTGTATGCAGAATCTGGAATGAACTTAGGTGGTTATATCTGTAAGGACTCTAAGATTGAAGATGGAGGTTGGATTTCAGAGGGAGTATTTCTAACAAGATCTACAGTAAAAGATGCAGCTGTACTTATTAATTCTTCTGTAATAGGTTATAAAATAGATGTAATTGACTCAGAGATTAGCGGGAGTACTTCACTCAACTGGGAAACCGACAATACTGGAGCTATAATCAAGAATAGTGAGATCAGTGGTTTAGAAAGCGGTAACACTAGCCTTAAACTCATTGAAAACTCTAGAATTATAGGAGCTTGGAAGTGTAGCAATGAGTATGGGATAGAGATAGTAGATTCAGTGATTATAGGTAGTGGAATTGTAGGCGGAAAACTTAATGGCGTATGGAAGAGCTGAAGAAACCAATAAAACTACGAAGATGGGAGGTGAAGGAAACACAGGGGAGAATACTTGGATATCGAATAGAAGCTACAGAATATCACAAAACAATTAAACCTGGAACAGTAGGTGGATTTGCTATAAGTGAGGATAATGTAGATGAAACTTCTTGGATATTTGATGATTCTCTAGTCTCTTGTAAGGATGTTAGGTTAGTGAACAATACCATAATACAAGATAAAACAGTAATAGGTGAGGGTGTGAATTTTATGGATGGTGTTTTAGTAATTTCTAACTCTAACCTAACTAATTCATATATAGACAGTAATAATAGAGAGGGCATCACTGATATTAACTTCATAAAAGACACAAGAATAACTAAGGAGCATATTCATCTTTATGGTAGGTGTTCTCTAGTTAATTGTGTTATAGAGAGAGATTTAACTCCAAACGATGATGCGGATATGGTTATACTTTACAATTCTCATTTAGTAGATAGTGTGATTATTAGTCCAGATTATCAAGTTGACCTAAGTGAATGTTTAGCTGACAGACTTAGAATAGTAGGAGGCTCGATTAATGTTACAACAAGAGAATCTAACTGCGTAGTGAATCTAAGGGATGTATCAGTAATCGGCAAAAATAGCTTTATTCTAGGACATGAGCTTAAGGATATCAGTTTACTAAAGAATGTTGAGGTTAAAAATGGTTGTAAGATAGAAGTGAATCAAGGGTCAATCCATATCGAGAATAAACTGTTTGAAGGAGATAAAGAGTCTATAGAACATGAATACGAAGAGAGCAGTAACCTTATTATAATGAACTAAAGTATGGTAGAAATATTAAAAGAAGATACTATAACCTTTAACAGAAAAACCTTGTATAGACTTAAGATGAAAGAAGACCACCCTAAATATGCTAAGTATAAAGATAGGGTACTGGGTGGTTATGTAAGTGAGGATACTGTAATAGAGAAGGGAGCTTGGGTTGAAGAGGATAGTTATATTATAGGTAAGAGTGTAATTAGTGGTAATGTTGTAATATCTAGACACTGCCGAATAAAGGATAGTAATATAGAAGGTGTTGGAACTATAAGTCAATTCAATATAGCAAACTCAGAGATACTTGGTCACTTTAGAATAGAGGGTAATGGGATAATGAAGGATTCTAGGTTTGATGGAGTTATCTTTATGAATCTATTAAGCCTAGGTCCACAATCAAACAGAACCTTTACTAAGTGTAGTGTGACTGGAGTGTTTAAGATGGAGATATACAATGTAGTTAAGTTTGAGAATTGCGTATTTAATGGTAATTTCACAGCTTCTATCGGTACTAATTATTTTGGAAGCAAGTATCTATTAATGAAAGGGTGTACTACTAACAATAACGTAATAATCCGAAATGGTAGAACTAATAATAGAGTATACAACTTAAAGGATTGCTACTTAGATAGTGTGGAACTAGATTTAGCATTAGTTGAACCAGAAGAGGTAATAAATGGTTTAGTAGAATATAATAGAATGACATGGCAAGAAGAGAAATTAAGCTTAATAGAAAAGATTTTATAACCTGCAAAGTGACGGGAGAGGAGTTATATAGGGTAGTTGGAAAAAGTAAAGATGGATTAGAAGTTATAGGAGGTTATGCAGGAGAGAATGTAGTTATAGGTTCTGACGCTTGGGTTTCTGCAGATTCTTCTATTTCAGGGTCGGTATACTTACTTGGAAAAACTTTAATTACAAGCTCCACAATATATCAAACCAGCTTAGGGAGTATCGAAATAACTGACTCAAATATAATGAACTCAGATATGTCTTCTAGTCAAGCTGGGAGGAAAATAATGATATCTAACAGTATTCTAAATGATGTAACTGATATAGGAGGTATGGGAATGCAGGTATCAGGGACTTCAGAGTTAATTATAGTAGATTCAACTTTAGAAGGGTTATCAAAAGTAATTCTATCAGGTATGCTTAGTAATGTTGAAATGATGTACCGTAGTAGAATTGAGTGCTCTGAGGATTTTGGTATAGTGAGGTTGTGGTGTAAAGACTTAACATTAGATGATCATGCGGTATTATCAGTAGAATCAAATATAGGGCATGTGATGATGAATAATGTTAAGCTATGTGAAGAGTCTAAGTTATATATTAATCGTAAGGCAGATAGTAGAGATTTGGAGTGTATAACGTCTATCAATAATTTAAAACTAGAGAAACATGAAAAGCTATGGACAGAATAGTAAATGATAGGATGACCTTGGAGTTTAAGAGGGAGGATATGGTTGATGGTTGGAGAGTTTACATGTTAGATGATCACCCACTTGCAGGTATTGTCGATGATAGGGAAGGAGGTATTGTGGCTCACTGGAATTGTATCGATAGCAGTTCTTGGGTAAGTAGAAAAGTGAAAGTAGGTTTAGGTGGAAGTATACAAAACTCTATGATTCTAACTCTAAATAATTCTGAGGTTAATGGTCTGGTGTATAATTGTAAGGTGATGGCTAAGAATTTATCGGTTAGGTCAGGGTGTTTAATTAGGAATGTAAATGCTGTTGCTATAGATTTTACTACTTCAATTGATAGGCTCGCATTTATAGACTCCCAAATAATCGGCTCACCTTTATGGATTGCACCTAAGTCTGGGAATACCGCTAGTAATTATAATGTGGAGTTTGTAGATTCGAGAGTTGAAGGTAGGTTTTTAGTTAGTAAGCCCCTCTTTTCAATTAGATGCAGCTTGACAGGAGAATTTGTAGTATCTGAGCAAGTAGCCTTAGTAGACTCTAGTTTTACAGGATCTTACATATTCAAAAAGGAGGGTAAGTTTATAGAAGATGAATTTAGTAACCGAGATGAGATAGTAAAATGAGAACACAGGTAAAATTACACATAGACGGGAATTATAGAGTGATGAGGGGTGAGAAGATAGGTGGAATTGTTCCTAAGCATACTTCAATAGATGAGACTTCTTGGGTTGATTTCAGTTCTAGGATCAGGATTAAAGAGGAGAATTGTTTGGTAGTTCTAAGGAATAATACAAGAATACTAAAGGGTGCTCACATTGACCTAAAGAATGATACTATAGTTACATTTGATGAAGTTCAGGTTAAAGGAGGGAGTGTATACTTAGAAGCTGGACTTAGGGGGCTTACAGAAGTATCAAATTTAGAGGCTTTAGATAGTAGAATCTGGTTAGTTGGAAGTTCTGGAGTAAGTCTTTCTAATTCAAGGATAACTGATAAAGCTGAATTGATTATAGAGGGTAAGAGAGTTGTTGTAGACAGAGCTAAAATAGAAGGAGAGGGTACAGTATTTAAATTGAAACCTGGAGATGGGAGTAATATTTTAGTTTCAGACGTTTGGTTAGAGAATACATCACATACGCACATAGATCGAGTTGCAGGATTAGAAGAAGATGTAGACTTAGTTGTATCAAATATCATGGAAGTGGGTGAGGCTAAAGGAGAAAAATTTACTTACCTTCTAGAGGGCGATGTAATACTGAAAAATAAGAGTATAAGCAAGATTTCTGGAGCTAGTGATTTAGTATTAAAAGGAGTTGAAACGTATGAGAAACAAGATAATTGACAACAAAGAAGGGACCCTATCATTTAGCTGGAATCCTGAACTAAAGAACTATGATGTAATAATGCTAGACAAACACCCGCTAAATACAGATGGAGAAGGTTCAGGTATGTTTGGAGGAACTGTAACTCACCCAGACCTATTTGGATATGATTGTTGGATAAGAGGTGGTGTAAGTGTCATAGGTGAGTGTAAGATATCAGGTGGAACTATAATAGAAGCAAGTCAAACAAAAGTAGTTAATACGAATTTAGACAACTGCAGGATCTCCATTTCCTTTGGCCAGATGTTTGAGAGCAACCTAAATAACTTGAATATCAGTACGAATAGCTTTGATTGCAAGAATTTTATTACCGCAGATAGTTCTAAGTTTACAGCTTCCGGTTATGAGAGTCTATCAATAGTGGATACAACCTTATTGGGAAACTTAATGATAAGAACGAGTGTAGATGTTAATAAGAATCCGAATAAGACAATTATAGTAGGTTCTGAGTTAGATGGTAATATTATAGTTAGAGGTTTAGGGTTTGAAATAAAGAACTCTCGGATAAAGTCTAGGTCTACCATCATTAGTGAAAATTACTTGAAACTTAATAATGTAAATGAATGAGAAATACAGTAATAGACCTAAAACAGAAGAAGACTATTAAAACAATCGACATATATAGAGTGGTAGATTTAGAGTCTGGAGAAGAAGGTGGATGGGTTAGTAAGGATGTACAGATAGATAGGAATTCTTGGGTAGGTAAGGCTAATGCTATAATAATGCCACAAGGATCTAGGCTATCTCTACAAAACACAATCATAGACGGAGCTGGTATACAGTTTGAGGTTAGAAATGGACTGGTTTTACTTAAAGACTGTGCAGTTAGACCCTACGCTAAACTTTCTATTGAGGCTCGTGAAAAAGTGATAATATCTGATAGTGTATTTGGAACTGGATCTTCGTTTATTATAGATGGGATGGATTTCAGTTCAGTTAGTGTAAATAATTTGAATCTCAGTAATAGCGCTGTATTTAAGGTTGGGGTATTTGTTGAGAATGTAGTTGGACCTAATTTAATACCTGCAGCAACTTTTAATGACATATCTATTCTAAACGTAGGGAGATTCTTTATTACTGATTGCAAAGGAGATGTCTTGGTTAATAAAGTTCTAGTTGGAGAGGATTGTAGTTTTCAGTTGGATAATTATTGGGGAGTGATGTTAGACGAGTTTGAATGTAGAGAGGATAGTAAATTTGCGCTAAGTAATACAAGTCACCCTAAGCTATCTAAATTTGGAAACGAGATTATAATAGTGGATACAGATATTGGCAGTCACTCTTACGTTAATCTTAATTCAGCAGGAGGAGTTATTTTAGACAATCAAGTAGTGGAGAACGCTAAGTTGACAGACGATGATGTAATAGTTAATGGAGTGTTTAAGAATAAGAATCAATTTATAGAAGAATGGAACATAGGGTAATGAATACGTAATATATGAAAATAAGACATGGGAAAGCCAAACTACATAAAGAACAAAGAAGAAACCCTACAATACCTAAAAGAGACGACGAGTTTGTACAGGGTTTATATGCTACCGAATCACCCAGCTAAACGTTTAATAGGTGGAACTGGGATAGTCAAGGGAGGTTTGGTACATAGTATGGATAATTTAAGTTACGACTCTTGGATTAGCCATAATGTACTTATATTAGACGAGGGGACTAGAGTATATAGATCAATCATAGAATCCCAAGCATCTAACTTAATAATAAAAGAGAGTCAGATAAATGGAATAGAAGTAACGTTAGATTGTAGATATTCAGATGGAGGGCTTATAAGTAATTCTCATATAGATATAACCTCTGGAAATTTGGGATATCTTAGAGGGCTTAGGANGTCAATCATAGAATCCCAAGCATCAAACCTAGTAATAAAAGAGAGTCAGATAAATGGAATAGAGGTAAAGTTAGATTGTAGATATTCAGATGGAGGGCTTATAAGTAATTCTCATATAGATATAACCTCTGGAAACTTGGGATATCTTAGAGGGCTTAGGA